ATTCGATCAATAACTTAATTTGTTGCATAAATGTATGTCTCTGTGTCAGGTAAAAAGAGAATTTCTCAAAAAAATAACAGATGGCTTAGATAACCTTATGGTATTTTCTCTCAGAGCGAATGAAATAGGTACAGAACCCATTGGAGAAATAGAAGCCTTTATAAAGGAACACATGTTAAAACAGAACGACAAAGGTGGGTTCGAATTTTCGAGAAGTAGATTTATAACGGGTCTAACAATTTTAGATTTTGACATGCTAGCCAGGATTCTCATGTACTTTGATACAGTTGATATGTCTCTGTACAAAGTATATAAGGAGTCTAAGTTTACTTCATTTAATGGTGAACCTGTTGCGTTAACGAAAGAAGAACGTAAATTAAGTAATTTGATTAACAAAGGTGACATACACACATTCAGGGATCTTATTTCTTACTAGAAGTTTTACTCTTGTAAATCTTTTCATATTCCCTCTGGCTCTTTACGAAATCATTTTTGCGTTTTTTATTTGGATCATCCCTAATCAAAATGTACGTCAGTATATCGACAATCTTAGGAGAATTACCTTTTGGTTTGGGAACCTTTTTTAATTTTTTCTTAGCGTTTTTCAGCTGCTTGGTAGTTGGCATTTATATATGTCAATATTTTCAATCGACCTCATCGATAGTTGGACCCTTCGCAGCTTCTGACTCAGTGTCGGGCTGTTGACAGGACATATATAGTTCCGTAAGTTCCTTTTGTTTTTCCTCAATTTCGTCAACAGATGCCGAACGATTATTATCAATCCACTGGATAGTTTCATCCACTTTCAGTTTTATAATTGACTTATTTGTATCGTCAAACTTACAATCTTCACCCTCAACCATATTACGCATACTATAAGTAGAGTTTTCTAGATCATTTATAGCTTTCATCTGTTTCTCATATACCTCGTCTTCTTCCCTGTACTTTTCCGCATCTTGAACCATACGTTCAATTTCCTCCTTAGAAAGCCGCCCCTTGTCATTGGTAATCACAATCTTTTCAGATTTACCCGAAGCCTTGTCCTCAGCTGTGACGTTTAGAATTCCATTTGCGTCTATATCGAAGCAAACATTAATCTGTGGAACACCTCTGGGTGCAGCTGGAATCCCCGTCAAATCGAAAGTTCCAAGTAGATGGTTATCCTTTGCACGGGAACGTTCTCCTTCATATACTTGAATATGAACACCTGGTTGATTATCGGAATACGTTGAAAAGACTTGTTCCTTCTTAGTCGGAATAGTTGTGTTCCTATCAATAATTTTAGTCATAACACCACCCGCTGTTTCAAGACCCAGGGATACGGGTGCAACATCAAGTAGCAGAAGATCTTGGACGTTATTATTGTCAACACCTGAGAGAATAGCAGCCTGAACGGCCGCACCATAAGCAACTGCCTCATCCGGGTTGATCGTTTTGTTTAAATCTTTATTATTGAAGAAGCTAGAAAGCATCTGTTGAATCTTCGGAATACGGGTTGATCCTCCCACAAGGACAATTTCATCAACCTTAGACTTATCCATCTTTGCGTCACGAAGTACTTGTTCAACAGGTTCCATACACTTCCTAAACAAATCAGAGTTTAACTCTTCAAAACGTGCACGGGTAATAGTTGTATAGAAGTCAATTCCGTCAAACAACGAATCAATCTCAACCATTGTTTGAGCCGTAGAAGAGAGAGTTCGTTTGGCACGTTCACATGCAGTCCTAAGCCGACGAAGAGCCCTAGGATTTCCAGAAATATCTTTCTTATTCTTTCGACGGAACTCATCAGACAAATGACGGAGAAGACGTGCATCGAAATCTTCACCACCTAGATGAGTATCACCAGCAGTAGCCTTTACTTCGAATATACCACCTTCAATATTGAGAAGTGAGACATCAAACGTACCACCACCGAGATCAAAGATCAATACATTTTTATCTTCGTCCTTGTTCTTGTCCAGACCATAAGCAATTGCAGCCGCTGTTGGTTCATTGATAATTCTAAGACAGTTTAGACCCGCAATAGCAGCAGCGTCCTTTGTCGCCTGTCGTTGTGAATCACTGAAGTAAGCAGGTACAGTCACAACTGCATCTTTCACAGTTTTACCCATGAAAGATTCCGCAGTCTCCTTCATCTTAATCAACACCATAGACGAAATTTCTTCGGGAGCAAATTGTTTCTTCTCACCGTGAAATTCAACATTAATCATAGGCTTATCAGCCACACCGGGAACAACTTCATAAGACCAGTCCTTTATATCGTCTTGGACTTTCTTATCCGAAAACTTGCGACCAATAAGACGCTTCGCGTCAAAGACAGTGTTGATAGGGTTCATAGCTGTCTGATTTTTTGCGGCATCTCCAACGAGACGTTCATTATCTGTAAAGGCAACGTACGATGGAGTTGTACGGTTTCCTTGGTCATTCGGGATAATCTCTACACGATCATTTTGCCATACACCAACACATGAGTAAGTAGTTCCTAAATCGATACCAATAGCTTGAGACATTATGTACAATTCATACGAACGAAATCTTTAATCCTCTAAAAGAATTCGAGACGATCTGCTAGATTTGGAAATATAATATTCTTAAACTTGTTCTCCATGTATTCGAACATGTCAAGTCTACATTGTGAATACCGAAGTCTCTCCGTAAGTGAATACTCTCGACAATCTTGGCGTACTGGTAAAGATATCCATGTATCAAAATTATCATTATACCACTTAGATTTTGAATTGTTTTCGTATTCATTGTTCATAGATTCAATCAAAGATTCCTCTATTAATTTATCTTCTTCTTGTTGAAGCATTCTTTCAATATCTTTGATAACAAGATCAAATGATTCAGTATTTTCACCATTGATATAACTACCACGTCTCATATGTTTTAATTGTGATAATCTGGAGTACATGATGTTATATATCATTATCGATGTAACTTTAAGCAAAATAAATTATAAACATATGATAGAATGTCATTGTCACTTGACGACATACCTAAAAAGGTTCAGTACATGGTAATTGATTCTAAATATATCAATGGAAGTAATAACGCATTTTCTGTTAATTTAACTCTTGAATCAAACACTCATATCGAGAACATGAACAATGTACTCGGTATAAAGATGGTAGATTTTTACGTTACACAGATCGGAAAAGCAAGTTCATCTACACAAGCCAGTAATATACCCAAATACATAGATATCACGTGTCCAGAAATTCCCAAAGTAGCACAGATGCTCGATGAACGCCATGGTAGGTTATTTGCACGTATACCACTCGAAAGACATTACGCCAGTGGATCTAACACTGTGGTAAAAGATAAAGAATGGAAAAGTTTTGAAAGACAAACAAACTATTTTAACCCCATGTCCATTAAACAATTGAACTTCAACTTATACGAGAGTCAAGAAAATGGTACATATACATTTCTAAAACCAGGTGTAAACTGGTACATGGTTCTCGAAATTACAGTCGTTCACCCAAAAGAAAAACCAAAGGACAAGAATATTCTAATACTTCAAGCTCTAGAAAAGCTAACAAATAAGATTGAAGTACTCAACATGAATGTCAAAAAATTACCCGATAAACCCCAAGAACATGAAACTAAAAAATATCCATTTGGATACCTTATCATCGCAATAATATTGGTATTGGGAAGTTTTATTTACATGGTGAATAAAAGCAGTCCTCCACAAGCGATGTAAGAAGATATCCAATACGGGGCTTGAACCCGCAACCTTCGCGTGCCTTAATAGATGTAACTCTATATGAATATACGATGTATAAGCACGACGCTCTAACCGATTGAGCTAATTGGATGTGCTACCAGAGGGTTTCGATCCCCCTACTTCGAACTTACAAGGCCCGCACTCTTCCGATTGAGTTATGGCAGCGACTGAATATTAGTATAGTCTATTCTTTAATATAATTACGCGACAGAAGACTTCTTGGTTGTAGACTTGGTAGTGGTCTTAGTAGCAGCCTTTCCGACTGGACCGGCTGGACCGGCTGGACCGGTGCGACCAGCAGGGCCTGGGGGGCCTGGGGGGCCTGGAGGTCCCTGAGATCCGGAACCACCCGCACCACCACAGTTATCAATCATCTTAAGAAGAATATTGTAAAGTCGTGTCTTATCGAGACGAAGCTTATCTATTTCCTCGGAGATTTCCTGCTTGAGAGCATCCATGTTTGTATACATAAAAGAAAGATTATCTTTATATATAATGATCTTTATAGGACCAACTTTATTGAGTGGTATTGGACAACATACAAAGAAATATATGGACCTCTTTCCAGGAAGTGAATATTTCATGTATAGCGAAGATATACCGGAATGTGATCACGCGTTTCTGTTTGCAATCCCAATTGAGAATGTTCTTAATCGAATTCCTTACATCAAGTCGAGATGTAAAAAACTCATATGTATGACCGTTTGTGAAACTGAAACTGTGCATGAAGATTATGGAAAGTTGTTTGAACACTTTGATCGTATAGCTGTCCCAAGTGAATTCTGTAAAGGTGTTCTATCACGTCAATTTGCTAACAAAGAATTTTATATTATTCATGCTTATATTCCAAACATACCTTATGTATTTTATCATATAGGTAATATTCTAGACCCTAGGAAAAATTTTAGAAAGATACTAGAAGCTTTCGTTCGTCTTAATAAACCAGATACCAAATTACTCGTCAAGTCTACATGCAAAGAAGATGTTACGATCAATATGGATCGAGTTGAAGTAATCAATGGTCTTACAACAGAGGATGACATGAACGTGCTTCACAGTCGTGGACACTGTTATGTAAACTTTTCAAATTCTGAAGGTGTAGGAATGGGTGCAATCGAAGCAGCTGTAAGAGATAAACCCGTGATCGCAACAAATTATGGAGGACCAAGTGAATATCTCAAAACACCCTACATGATTGAGTGTGAACTTCAAGAGTTGGAAAATGACGACTTCCTTTTTAAAAAGGGTATGGTTTGGGGTAAACCAAAGTTCGAACAACTCTTGGAATTCATGGAAGATGCCTATTCTAAAAGACTCACTTATATGGATCATAGTCACACGAAAAATATCATGTCACGTGAAAACATCTTAAAAGAATTCGGTATCGAGGTAGTTGGCGGAAAAAACGAGAAGACCCATTAAAATTGTACCAGACATAATAGATCCACGCTGAGCTACAAGGAAAGCAACAATATCATCAATAGCTTCAATATTGGTGGGTTTAGCGTAACGAGGTATGAGAACACTGACAATGATGTATAACGACATTGCTATTATTACAGGTCTAAGTGTACCCTGATCTAACATTTATACTAACTGGGATTTTAATTTATCCGACACATTATGTTTTCTGCAGTAGCTGCCACACACCGCCTTGAACTTACACCTCGAACCAGACATAGTTAATGCCACACAGATATGGTTCTTTACTTGAACACGAGGATCATCAGGTAAAGTGGTGATAAGCTGTGTGACCCTCATATTCTTCGATCTCCGTGCCTCTTCGTATTTCCTTTTCATTTTCCAAGTAGCGTCAGCTAGTTGGTAGCATTTGTCATTTGGCTCGATGATACGATACATTTTGAGCGTATCACCGAGACATTTGTGCCAGAGTTCATCACGAATAACTTCCATTGTTTTACTTGCCACGTATCCTAAATCATGTCAACTTAGGTAACTTTTTTTCGTGTATTATACAAAGAGATGTTCTACTTGTATTTAGCAATAGTCGTCTTCTTGATGTACACAGCCATCAAAAACAGGAAGGTTGTAGCATCTTCATCACTGGAAAAACTGATCAGACAGTCAGCTCGATATGCTACTGCTGCACAACAAGATGATTCACCACTCATCGCAAATTTACACGCCAACTATGCAGCTGCTTATTTATATGCGGCCAAAGATATAGCAAATGAAACTCAAATTCATAACTCTACAGGTGTTGACGTAATTAAGTTCAAAGAACATATAGTGAATATCCAAGACATGGTTACTAAGAAGACTGTTGCAAAATGTCCAGAGTTTTCTGGTCAAGTGGACTTGTATCTCGCAACGATAGCCGGAGAAGCTTAAATAATCTCAACAGTTAATATGGTAGTTGATACTGATTTAGTTCTTGTTATGAGTACGATCGACGAAACGAAGGATCATATGTCAGAGGGAAAATATATCGAGACATGTGATGCTGTTAAACGAATATACGAAAAGTTAAAAAAACCCAGTATCCCTTTACCCACTGTGACACGTATACAAATTCCAGTTAAATGGGTTTACATTTGTTCAACCTTCCCTATAATCTGTTCATTTATAAAATCGGTGACGAAGAAATAACACCAATCCCATTACCACATCTATGATAAGTGGTATCCATGCTGAACGATTCTTATTAAAAGCTAAAATAGCAGCAACTAAATATGTTATACCATGAAGAAATCTAAAGTTACCCCACCACGCTACACCACCAGCCTCAAACGCTCTTTCTCTCGTCTTGAAAAAGTATAAATACATGAAAGTAAAAGCCTGAGTAAATAAAATGAAACTATAGTATCTCAACCATGTCAGATTAAGACGTAAAGGTAACAAAGCCAAGTATGTCCGCACTGGAATACATCCCAACAAAAAATAACGAATGCTCTCCTCTTTACTCAACATATAATTAAGTAAAGAGAAGAATTTTAAACTAACTTAGAACATATGTGTATGTAATATACATGGACAATGAAGATCTACGACACGTAATCGTTGAATCACCGGATGGATCTATGGTCGTAGGTGTAAACCCGGAAATTGAACCACCGGTTGTACAAGAAGTTGTCGTTAGAATACCAAGAAATGCTACCACTCGAATTTACGTTAAATATAACGAGATAACAACTGCTTTAATATATATACACCTATATTTCTCTATAGCAAGTGTTATATTTAGAACTTCTGTAATTGATATACTAAATACATTATTTCTGGTATGTATAATACCCATTCTACACGCATCTAGACTGGAAGGAAGACCTATAATAATCATGTATTCATTACTATGTTTTATATCTGTACCTGTATTCGTGTATTTTTATTTATGGTTATACACCGGATATTTCTTTTCACTTGGGATACATCTATTAATAACATTCTATTGGTCTAAAATATACATTCTACATTAAAATATTAACAT